GAGGCCAACTTAAGCAAGTTGTAGTACGTCTGAGTCATGATTGCTACGCGACCATCTTCGGCACCTTCGCCGTCAGTAATGGCAGCGTTTAGAGTAAGGAAGTTGGTGTATGCGTTAGCTGCGGTTGTGGCAGCTGCAGCTAACAGAGTTGTTGAGCGTCCAACACCACCTGCAGTTACCAAGGCGGCGAGGCGGTAAGTGTCAATCTCTGGCACCATTACGTTCTTCACAGCCTGCGCAACATAGCGTCCAGGGTTGCGAACACCCATAGTATCTTGGATGTTCAAGTTATCCATCGTCTTGGTCCATGCACGGTCACGAGCCAAAGTCCAGGTTTGGACAGTGTCGTCAACTTCAGAAGCAGTACCATAGCGGGTTGCGCCAGAAGTGGTGTAGTTACCAACGGTGGGGTCTGTTAAGGTGTAAACCTTGATTGCGTTCACGCCATCCCATTCCCAGTTGCTATTCACAATTTTACTGGTCTTGGCTTTGGCCTTTAGCAGGTCAGAGGTTTTCTTTTGAAATGCAGTTGCTAAGTTAATAGCCATTTCTTTAAATCCTTCCTACGCCTTCCCTAAGAGGCTAGGGCCTATTTGTTTGCTTCGTCTAAGAAGGCTGAAACAATAGGGTCTACTTTTGCTTTTGGTGGCGTTCCACTCGGCCTTGGAGTCACTGCAGATTTTGACTTTGCAGTATTCTTCTTCCCTTGGACTTCACCAGACCGCAAAAGGTCATCGACTTGGCGAGCTTTAGTTTGTAAATATTCGGTTAGGTTTCCTGAGACTTGGATTGGATTACCAAGTTGGTCAAACCTGACGTGCATTGCCTCGAATTCGTCTACCCCGGCCATCATGAAATCTCTGATTTTTGGGTTAGGGTCATTCATGTAAGGAATGCTCGTCTTCGCAGCGTCGAACTGGTTTTGCAACCGGTCAGTATTGTTCGTTACGGTCATGCCGTATTGAACTTGCTGCATTTGCCTAATGGCGATTTGCTCGTCGTCAGCACCCTGCTGTTGCATGGCTAGAAGCTCCTGATTATTCATTTGCTCTAACTGCGATTCGCGCCGCAAACGTTCTTGCTGGCGCTGCTGGTACTGCAGGCGGGCCTGCTCCTTTGGGTCAACCTCAGCTTCTTCAACTTCAGATTCCTCCTCAGTCGCTTCAGGCAGTGGTTCGGTTTCATCAGATCCCTCTGATTCTTCCCCCTGTTCGGACTCCTCTAAAGCGTCACTGGCCGGTGATTCTTCAGTTGTGTCTTCTACGACTTCTTCAGGCGTAGTTTCGTCCTGGCTATCGATGTCTAGGCTTTCACCGATGGCCTCTAAGTCAGCTTCTATATCTTTAGCGTCTGACATTGCGCTCTCCTTGCTTTAAAGGGTGCTACCCATGTTTTGTTAAAGGGGGACTACCCCATGACCTTTCGTGGTCTAATCGGGAGCTAGGGAACTCCTTTGAACTGTGTACTTGCACAGCTCAAAGCAACTACCTAGCAGAGATATATACATGCCTGGGATGTGTACCTCCTTTGCAGATGTGAGTTAACCCGTAATGTGTCCAGTGGTGCTTTTGCTTAGGCAGGTTGTCTAAATCTAAAACTTCAACTTCTTCCGTAAGTAACCCTCTGTTCGCGGCAAGATTATTTACCTCTGTGTCTATAAGGTCATTTCGTGATTGCATCTTGTTTGACTCCTTTCACCATGCCCAGATAGTGAGACTTGCGCCCCTCCAAAAAGTCGATATACATGGATAGTGCCGCCATTTTGAATCGAGTTTCGTCCTCTGTCCGGTAGGCTTTGGCAGTGGCTATCGCGAGTTTGTACTGGCGGTCAATTTCAGAGTCAATATCCTTAATGAGTTGTTCAAAACCAGGGGATAATCTGTTGACCGCTTCTTTTTTCTTCTGGTCAATACTGCGGCGCTGTGCGGCTGGGTAGTTGCCAAATGAGCCTGACGTGGCGCCTGAATATAAATCAGCTGTAACGTTACGCATTGGCTGCCCTCATTTCATTCACGAGCTGGTCTAGGTCATACCCTTTTTGCTTTAGCTGAATTAGCATGACCGCCTGTTCTTCGTCTACACCATATGTAGCCATAATCTGGTCAACTGGATCACTTTGTTCAACTGGCGGCTCTTGATTATCAATAGGCATCTCGTCTTGCTTGGATTGGTCTGATTCCATCACTTGGGCATCAGCTGTTGTTTGCATCTCACTCTGTTCATCACTAGACATGTCGGTGATAATCTTTTCGTTGTCAGTTGTTAGCTGGATGATGTCACTTAAAAGTTCGCCCTTATTAAACTTCTTACCCGCCATAGCCATTTCCTGCTCAAAGTTAGGGTCAGCCTGAACTAGCTCCAATACTTTTAGGAGACCGTTAAGCTGTTGTTCTTCGTCTGCGGATTTCTTTGGTTCGGGGTCAACCTGGAAGTCATACTCGGCGCGTGCGTTATCCCAGATAACTTCAAGCTCATCACTTGCAGGTATTACTTCTTCTGTTTCAGGGTCTATTTGGTCTGCTAGCTGTGGGAATAAATCAGGAGCAGATTTAAAGATTCGGTCTTTCTCGGCGTCGCTTAGCTTCATCATGTCCGTACCCTGCTTATTCGCGAAGTGAACATTAATCATTGACCGGCCTACTGCTGAGTAGGCGATAAACAGTTTTTCCGACATATCGTCGTCGTCTATAGATAAACTAGACTGCTGGAACTTAACTCCAGCTGGGGTCTTTGAGTAATTGGGGTCCCCGGCACTAGCAGAAATTGATGTATCTCCAGTTGGGATAAGCTGGTTAAGTGAGGTCTTGTACATCGATATGCGATTAGGCAGTTCATTGTATATCCCATTGGCAAGGTTCTGACGGACTACCTGTGCGTTCCCTGCAATCCAAATTGCGTCTTGAGCGTAGACAAAACTATCAAAGTCGGTCTTTGAAACATCTCCAGAGACTAATGTCGGTGGGCGGATGCCTACCTGTGTGGCAAGGACGTCGCTCTGGCGCATGAAATCAAGCACGTTTTGAGTCCCACCAGCTAGCTTGCAGATGCCTATGCCGTAGGGATTAATGAAATCCTGGTAACAGTACAGGTAGTGGACCTGTATATCGCCCGTCGGGTCTGGGTTGGGATACTCACGGATAAATTTCTTTATTGCTGGAGCGTAGCCAATAACCGGCTCATTAACTCCGCGCTTAAACCGCATGACAACTTTTTTGCCACCTTTAATAACGTCCTTACCCTGCATGTCAGAGGGCATATCTTGTGAGTCACGCTCATCGGTCTCTTTAGATTTTCTAAGTTCTTTGAGGGCTTCTAGAATCCAAGTGTTATAAGCCTCTCGCCCCTCCGCTTTGGCCTCTTTGCTTTCCTTTTTGTGCTGCTCGATAAGGTTGTCTAGCTGGGAATCGCTAAAGTAAACGTCCCAGTAGATAATGTCTGAATCAGTGTCAGATACTTTCCCTGGCTCAAGAGTGCAATCTGCTGGATAGGCAACGATAAAGTCTGAACTAGTGCTACCATCAGGCAGCTCCGTAGTGATCGTAATAAGCGGAACAGACCCGTATATAGCCGCTTTGCGGACTGCGTCTTTCCATTTGTTGTTAAATGGCGCCTGTGTGTTTGCGTTAGGGATAATGTTCTTTTCCCATTCAATCTTGGCAAACTCATTAATCCATTTGTCCGAGCGGTCTAAAGCCCTGGGCGAGCCAGAAAGGTCATTGGGGACTACTCTTTTAGGGAGTTTAAAAAGTGAGGCGGCCAGAGAACCGTCATTAGTTTCAGGTAGGTTAGGGTCAAGGTCTGCAAGTAATTCGTTATTGGCTAGGCGTTCAAATTCTTTGTCGTCTTTTTGCCATATACGACGTTCTTTAACTGCTTCCTTATACTCTTTGGAGAATTGAGCCTCGGTCACTAAAAAAGCCCTGTCGCTTAGACGGGCTTCCTGTGCTGGGTCTCCGTGTGGTTACTTTGATTATACCAGATATTTTACAAAAACACATTTATTTTCTGGGGCCAGAATGCTCTGTGTAAGGGATAGATTTTATGAACTTATCGCCACGGTTATTAACCCTCAGCTCAATGTCCATTTTCTTGTACTTACCTGAGTGAAAACCACCGGCTGCATCGAGCAAGTCCTGAATAAATCTGTGCTGCAATGTCTCGGTGGTGTGTTCCTCGCTAACGCTAAATGTCTCAAACTTGCCTTTGTGGGCGCCAATACGGATGTTAATGGCACCGTACTCAAATGGCGCTGGGTCCCCCTTTTTAAAGTTGATGGTCCACTTATCGTCTTTTTGTCCAAACATAATCCCCCCTATACGTGTAATTTAAGTCTCTTTGGTGTTTGCCTGTGGAATTTGAATACTTCTGGCGGCTGTTCAGTTTGATACAACTGCCAGGCTATTGCTAATGACATAATTAGGTCGTCGTGGGCGCCTTTTTCGGCCTGGGCTTTCCAACTTGTGGAAGTTTGACTGACGATAAATGAAAACATCTCATTAACTGTAGGTTTGTCGTAGATTCGTAGGAGACATCTGTCGATGGCTTCTTTGAGCAGACTGAGCATAGTAGGACGGCTCGCACTCGTTGTATCCCATCCAAGCCGAGTTCCTTCTTCAGTGTTCTCCGTACTGCCGACTCCAGTTTTGGCAACGTATATACTGTATTTGTCATTTCTGTTAAGTGCTGCGAGGCGTTCAAGTTCCGCAATTCCACCGTTATTTCTTTCAATTGCAACTGTAGGCTTAATTCCTGTTTCATCGTAAATCCTTTCTAACTCGTTATGTATTTGTGGTGTCATATCAGATGCTAGCACCTTTGAGTGGAACACTACTGGCACGTCTAAGTGCGTCTTGCTAATAAACTGTGCGGCGCAGTAATCTGTACCACCCCAGGCAGTGTCACACCCTACTACAAAAAACTCCCCTTTCTTATATTCCCTGTATCTTCTAAACATTCAAAGGCTCCCTTACCTGCTCCAGATATCGCTGGATTGCGTCTAGCTCGAAGTAAGAGTCACCAGATGTAATAAACGCCTCTAGTGCTGTTTCAGGGAATTCTTGCACAAAGATTCTCCCCAATCGCTTCTTTTCGGCCCCTAAGAAGTCCTGGTCATAGAAATCAGAAGCTTTATAGAAGTGCGGTGTAAACCCTGTTTCCCCTAAAACTGATTCGTCCCAAAAAGTCTTAAACTCATTAAATCCATTGGCGGTTGTCTCAATGACAAACTTACCGTCTGGTACTAATGCAGTGCCAGCAGATGCGTGTAGCTTGCGGAAGTATTTATAAAATGCGGCCTCTGACATGTGTAGGTTAGTGATAGTCTTTGAGCGGCCAAACTCTGCATTCTCGGCTGTGCCAATGATGTACCGAGCATTAGTCTCAGCATTCTGTAATTCATACTTTGAGTTGTACTTTAGCGGGACTTTGGTGCGGTTATTCTCTTCGTAGGCCCTAATGTAGTGCTTGACGCGGGCCAGGAGGTCTTCTGCGTTGCTGGCAACGTCAGCGATAACTACTGATAGTGAGTTTTCCTTGAACAGGAAGTCTTTAGTAAACGCCCCTAAAATGAATGAGCTGAAACCCTGCTGGCGCGCTTTTAGGATAATGTCCTTGCCTGTGGCCTCTGCTGCAAACTTTCTTTGGACAGCATTAAGGTGGAATGGTACGTCTGCGCCGGTCTTATCAATAATAGTCAGTTGGTCTTCTATGAATAGGGCGTGTTTATCGTACATTAAGATATCCTGCCCGATGTAAACGACTGATAATATTGCTTATTTCTACATGATTTAGAGCAAAACTTTCGTCTTTTATCTACCGGGAAGTATTCATTACAGTATTCACAGCGACAATACGCCTGGATAATACACCTTTTACGATTATTACTCATACTTTGCTCTCTGTTCTAACAAGAGATTGCCATAGTTATTAATAGTGGCGCCGTCCTCTTTCTTAACCCCAAAGCTCATGAGTCTCATGGCGCGGTCATGGCCTTTAAGTTGCATGTCTAAATCAGCTTGACCGGTGTCAATTACCTCTCCATCTTCGAGTCTGACCTTTACTGTGCTATCTAATGCTCTAGAGACTGGAGCAATAATCTTCTCCATAGTAATGCCTTGTTTTGCCATCTCTGCATCTATAGCGGCCTTGACATTGGGTTTATTCAGGTTCTCGCTAGCAATTGATGCAGCAGTCCCATAGCTCTTAACATCGTAAGAATCTTGAGCAGATACTGTGGGTGGTTTGCCCTCTGCGATGCCTTTAACAAACTTGGCTTGCTTCATTGTTAGCTTGGGTGCTTTAGACATACTACTTCACCCCAAACTTCCGCCTAAAACAGGCTATGCTACAGTAATCTTGCATGGGGCTTTTAGAGAAGAAGGTGTTGCAGGTTTGGCAGGTCACTTTAG